ATTCGTGCAAACCAGTAGCAGTTCTTCCACCTCCTCCACTCCCACCTCCGCCCCTGCCTCCTCAACAAGTGATTTTAGTTACAAAAACTATAACATGTGCTAATGGTCAAACTATTAGTTGCATTGAGGGTGATCCTAATTGTATTGATAAAAGCCCAACATTATGTGCAGAAAAATCTTACAGATGGTGCAAAGATAAAGATAATAAATGTGTTCGCACTAAAGATACTTCAAAATATCATATAAATAATTGTTTTACGAGGGAAGACGATTGTGAAAAAGAAGAGTCTTATTGCTATATTTATGATAAATATTATAATAATTGTGTAAAATATAGCGGATATCCAGAAGATACAATTCATATTAAAGATAAAGACGGTAGACAATATGATATTAAGTGTCATACATGGGATAAATGCAATAAATATAAACATGATTGGCCTCGTACTAAAACTGGAAAATGTTGTACGAAATTAGATTCTAATGGAAAAATTATTGAAAGTTGTATTAATATTGATGTTACTCAAGATCCGAGTGGAGTTGAAGGTTGTAATACTACCGCTGATTGTTTAACAAATTATAATATATTACCAGGCGAAAAAGCCGAGTGTTGTGATATAAAAGCGTTAGATACTTATGGGACATGTTCGCTACCAAGACCATCAATTTCCAGACCACCAATACAAAATGTAAATCAAGAATATTATTGTAAATGTTAAAATTAATTTTTAATATTTAATAATTATAAATGGAAATATTAACTTTTATATTATTACTAATTTTATTAGGAGTTTTGGTGGCTATTTTAGTCTGGGGTGGGGTAACTAATTGGAAATTTTCATCTAAAATGTATTCATGCAAAAAAGATACAAATGGTAAATTCGGATGTGAAATTGATATCCACGGGACTCAAAGTTTGAGCGAATGCCAAAAGACGTGTTCCATACCAATTACTATATTATGCCCGGGGGGTATTAAAACACAATGTAATCAAAATGATCCTCAATGTATAGATAATAGTGCTAAATATTGTAAGGCGAAACTGCTCCCTCCACCGCCTCCCTTACCTCCGCCTCCTTCCCCACCACCCCCAACTCAGATACCTGTTTTAACAAAACAGATCAAATGTAATTCTGATAATAGTATTAAAGTTTGTAATATAAATGACGCGTCTTGTATTCAAAACAGTCCTATTTTATGTCCGAAATGTTTTAAACCAGATACGTGCGAAATTATTTCAAATCCTTCAGAAGATAAAAAATGTTTTGTGGGTACTTTGAAAGATTGTAAAGAACAAAACTACCACAAGAATCATCGTCATGCGCATAATGGTCACCACAAGAACCATCATCGGCACCACAGGAAGCGACCGTGGTAAAAAATAATTAATTTTTATTTGATGTCTACAGCACACTACCTTTAATTTGGAAATATGAGCATCTAGATATAAAAATTCATTTTTATATCTCAATTACATTGTCAAATATTCCTGATATTACTTGATGAGCGATTAATATAACTAACTTATTATTATAATTTGATTTTATACCATTAATAACAGTATTAGTTAACTCTTGGTCTAAATTACTAGTAGACTCATCCAAAAGTAATATTGGAAGATTAAACATGTCACTTAAAGCTAAATTAAAAGCCAGTACTATTCTCTGTATTTCTCCGCCACTCAACATTTTTAATTCACAATTCATTCCTTTATAATCAATGGAAATATTAATCTTAGGTTTTTTATCCTCATTAAAAGATAATAAGGAGACAGTAATCAAATCTTCTGTAAAAAATAGATCTAAATAGTTTTTGGCATAATTATTAATAGATTGGATAATATTTGTGATAGAGATTGACTCGGCTTCTTTAATCTTAGTCTGAAGAAGCATTGTCGAGGATAATTTATCTCTTAAAATTTTATTATTTTTTTCTAATAATTTAAATTTATTTTGTAGAGTTTTAAGTTCTTTAAGATTAATCTTATAGTTTTGATATTTTTCATTATTTTTAAGTTGTTGATAATTTGTTTTTTTCTCATTTTCGAGAATTATCATTTGATTTTCTTTTTCTTTGATTTTTTTCTCGAATTGCTCCTTTTTTAATATCTTTCCATATTTCTTAATATATTTGGCCATTTCTCGCTTATGTTTTAATGAGAGTTCGGAGATCTCTTGTTCAAGAGTTATAATAAAGTTGCTTTGATTTTTATAATTTGCTATAATTATTTTCAAAGAAGATATTTGTTCTACTAATTCATCTTCTTCTAATCCGCAATCAATTCTTATTTCATTAATATTTTTATCCAATTTTTTTACTATTTTATTAACAGATTTTTGTAAAGTCTTTTTCTCATATTCTAAACTAATATTTTTCTCATAATATGTTTTGAAGTTTTTCATTTCGATTTCAATATCATTATATTCATCTATATTAAAATCTTCGTAATTACTTTTAATTTCGAGTATTTGAGAGGTTAATCTGTCTTTGATTTTGATATTATTTTCATGAGATTTAATTTTTTTAATTAATTCTTCTTTGTCTATAATTATTGGATTATTGCTAACAACTAATATTTCTTTTTCAATATCATAATTAAGATTTGTATTACAATTGGGACATTTGACATTTTTACTTAAAGATAGTTGGTGCTTTAATTTATTGTAATTATCTGTAAATATGAGAGATTTTAATTTCGTTTTTAATCTATTAACTATTATAATATCTTTAACATATTGTTCAAAAATTTCAATATTTTCTTTAGTATCATCTTTACTACCATTTTCCCACAATATTTCATCTATATTTTTAATTTTAGAAGAAAACTCTTCCATAGATTTAACTAATCTTTTTTTCTCACGATATTTCTTAAGATTTTTATAGTCTTGTTTTACATCCAATAACTTCTCGTTAATCCCCTCGATATTTATAGGGGAAATTTCTTTCTTTGATTTTTCTAGTTTATCTTTTTTATTGTTAAAATTCTCATTAAATTCTTCTAAAAATTTATTAAGAATTTTAGTAGAAGTTAAACCATTTTCTAAGGATTTAATTTTTTTTTGTAAATTTTTAATTTTTATTTCAGTATTTTTATATCTTGTTTCTGCATTTTTTAAAGAATACAATTTCGAGGGTTTATCAACTTTAATTATCCCATTTTCTTTATTTTGAATTATTTCTGTAAGAATTTGAATTTGGGATTTGTTTTCTAATAATTCATCTTTTCTGTCCTTTAATAAGTTCTTCGTTTTTTTTTTAATACTAGATATATTTATTTTTTGAAAAGATAATTTTTCCAAAAATTCTAATTTATCTAAGGGATTCAATAAAAGAAAAGAGTTTAGAGAATTTTGTTGCATGTAGCCAATAATATTGAAAAATTTTCCGAAAAATTTATTTATTATTTCTTGGGCGGCCTCGTCCTCATATTCGCTATTATTAGAAATCAGATGCAATCTATTTGGGCATCTGGTTCGAGTAATCTTAAAATTATCATATTGAAAAAATACTTTACATTTTTTATGACCAATTGTAACTATTTTTCGACCTTTTCCAAATAATGCAAAGTTTATGGCTTCAAGTATTGAAGTTTTACCTTTACCAGATTTACCAGATATTAACACAGTACCATTATCAGGGAGATTAAAAATCTTATTTTCCCAACATTTAAAATATGTTAATGTTAATATCATTTAAAAAATAATATTTAAAAATAATATTTTTCAATTTAAACCGATTTAACAATTCTGTAAAAAATAATTCCGTTTTTTCTAATAATTTTAATAATATCATTTACACGGAATCCATAAAATCTAACCTGAGGATCATTCTTTAAAATAATTGATAATTTATCTCCATATTTTTTGCGTATTTCCTTCTCTTCTTCCCCGGTTATTTTAATATGATGTCTACTCAATCGATGTTTACTAATATTAAACTGAAGTTCATTTACAGCAAAAGTTTCAATATAAATATCATATAAATTATTAACAATTTTTTTGGCGGCGGAAGTCATATTGTTATTGTAAATAATAATAGCATGATTATATTTATTTTTATTAATTATTTCCAAATTAAACTTAATACTGTCGATATTAAGTTTATTATGTTTTGAAAAAATAACTATGATACGACTCCCAAGTTTCGATATTACATGATAAATATTATCTTCCTCTTTTTTAATTTTACACCCTCTTGCTTGCAACATTTGCTTAATAATTTTATATTCCATTTTCATATTAATTAAAATATAAAGTTAATAAATTCAATTATAATAAATGAGCAATGATGATAACCAGTTATGCCCAATCTGTAAAGATATAATGATATTTCCAAGAATTTATGCCTGCGGACATACGATATGCGAACCATGTATGATTAAAACCGACAAACTATGTGATGAAAATAATAATTTAGTTTTTACTGCTACTATATATAAATGTCCTTTATGTCGTTCACAAACCTATTTAGATATACAATATAGACCTATAAATAGGATATTATTAGATCAACTTCGAAAAGATCCTGAATATGAGCAAAAATATAATGAATATATTAAAAATAAAAAAGATAATATTGAGGAATTTTCTGAAAAAATAGATTTAGGAAAACTTACATATCAAAAAAGAGAAGATAAAAGCAGTGTTATTTATAATGAAATATTACCTATTTTATATAAAGCCGCTCGAAAAGGGCAGCCTTTTGTTACTATAACTCATAATAATAAAAATATTCAGTTAGTTTCCGATTTATTGGCAAATAAATTATTTATCAATAATAATATTTATAAATTACTTTCAACTCCGAGAGAATGCACAATTGATATTATACCTTCAAAAAAATCTTATAAAAACGAATTTATTAATGCTGAATATACTGAAATATCAAGTAGTATGGAGATAATCTCAACATCAACCTCATTTGAGATACCCCCACCACCCCCCCCTCTCCCACCGCCTCGAAATCTACCGCCTCTTAGCATAACAAGAAGTGCTAATGATTTTAGAAATATAGTTAGAAGATTACAAGAACGTAGATTATGATTTTGCTCCACCGCACATATTATTTTCTTTAAAATGTTCTTCTAATATTTCTAATTTTATTTTTTTATCGCCAACTCTTTTACTAACAGTATTATGAAATTCTACAAGCCATTTAGTCAGTTCTTTTTTAGATTCTGCATTTGGGGGGTTATTCATTATATATTCTTTGCAATGTTTTCCACATTTATTGCATGCGATCATAAAAGGTAAAGAAGAAAAGAAATTATATGCGTGAAATTTTTCCTCTTTTGATGGATAATCTGAATATCCAAATGTCATTGCATGTAAAGTATACCATGTCGGGGGTCCCCATGTTTTAGGTTTTAATCCTTTATCAATTTTTTTAAGCAAATTTTCAAAAGATAATCTACCATTTTCTTGCATATTTTGAGTAGACAAATTATTTTCTTGCATATTTTGAGTAGACAAATTACTTTCACTCTTATTATTTAATTTGATATATTTCCATTCTGTAAAATACCCCCAACATATAATTATTACTATAATTATTATTATTAATAATATTATTATTAAGTTTTTCATTTATTATTAATAACAAATTTTTTAAGATAGTTTTATTTATACCCCAGGAGTTTCGCGCATAATTTTGATATTATCACACCACACACCCTGTCTGGTCGCTTGAATACCATCGTTTAATTTATCTCCATACTCGAGTCCAAGACAAGTTTCTTTATCTAACCCTCCCATTGGATAATCACAATAATCATTACAATCATGATTTCCTTCTGGAGAATGACAACACCCCGCGTCCGAAGATTTGGGCGCAGGGGAATTATATACACCCTTTGAAGATGGCGTTGTATGTGGATGCAGTTTAGAAGACGGTGAACTATTATAAATATTCGATAAAGGTGAAGGTGAATTATAAATATTTGATGAGGGTGAAGGTGAATTATAAATAATCGATGAAGGTGAATTATAACTATTCGATGAAGGCGAATGCGAAGATTCTTCACCCTCGCCTTCGCCTTCATCGAATAGTTATAATTCAC